CTGCAATGGATTGGATCAATGCAGAGTTCTTCTTTACCAGAGAGGAGACCCTGTCCAAGTTTAGAGGAGACGGGGAGTGGTTGAACTCTGTTATACGGAAACGTGACCTATTGCAACATCTGTATCCGAACAAACTAAAGTCGTATAAGTATGAGGTATATCCTGACAAGTTAGACGACACATCAATCATCTGCTTTCATGGAAGACCTAGTGTGATACAAGCACAGAATGAATCGGTTACTACTCCGATGAAAACATATGAACCCCAAGGTTGGATTGAGGAATACTGGAAATGAAAATCTGTCATGTAATTGGTAATGGAGATAAGGCACATTACTACAATGAGAAACCCAGAAAGGGGATGAAACTCCTCTGTAATATGCCTCCCTTTGAGATTGACACCAAGGAAGTCTATGCAACCTGCATGGTTGACTTTAAGATGATGATGGCGTTAACTAAGGGTGAACTCGCACTAGATCAATACGAGTGGATACTTGGAACTCGTCCCCGTATCTGGATGTACGAGAGAAGTCAGTTCTATCTGAAGTATGCACATAAGATCAAAGACTTCTACACAGATGTGCCGAAGTATGCAGGTAATGCAACTAACTTCAACTGTGGACATATGGCAGTACACTACGCAGCAAAGAAACACAAGATGGATGAAATCAACATGTATGGGTTTGATACTATCTTCGACTTTAACATGAGAAGTTATACAGATCTGATGCTTGCGAGTGACCGTAGTGACAGCAACAACTATCGTCTACTGGGCAACTGGAGACCGGTGTGGGTTAACCTGTTTAAAGAGTTCCCCAACACCCAGTTCGTTCTACACCACAACCACGATCACATGAAGATCCCTAAACTGGATAACGTTAGAGTAGAGGTGTACAAAGGTAAGATGACTAAACTTCAAGAACGATCAGATCCATCGGACATGACCAAGTGATCTTCAACGCAGAAGGGTACGCGTTTCCCGATTACCAGAAGAGAACTGCTCACATCTGGACAAATCTGATGACACGAGAAAGTGCTCACTGGAATACGATTTTAAAAAACACGACCGATCGAAGACTTGCAATAGACTTCGGTGGTCATGTTGGGGGGACTGCAATTAAGTTCGCCCAAGAGTTCGATAATGTCGTTTCCTTTGAACCAGTCCCTGCGCTTTACGAGTGTCTGGAGTACAACACAAAGGACATTGATAATATCCAGATACACGATACTGGTATTAGTGATCGAAGTGGTTCTGCCAATATATGGGTCAACCCGTCAAATCCTGGCTCGAACGTGATAGAGAATCACCAAACCGAGGCATTGATCAAATCACGATGGTATGATCCTAATAGAGAAGGATTTAATCTATCTCAACAGGTTCTGATTGATGTGAATACTATTGATTCCTACTCGTTTGACAATGTAGACTTCATTAAGATGGATACTGAGGGTTACATCATGGAACCTCTGTATGGTATGAAAGAGACATTAGAACGTTGTAAACCCCTGATAATGATTGAACGTGCCGCAAAGACTGGATGTGGTGAACAACAAAAGTGGCTCTCTCAGTTTGGATACCGAAGAATAGCCACCATTGCCGATGATGACTTCTTTGCTTAATCGGGTCACACATAGTGCTTTACAAATGCACTTGTTCGTGTTATACTACACCCTGAACTAAAAAGAGTAATGAATGATGTTTGAACATATTGATACAGACCTAGGTTACAAAGACCTTGAAACAACACAGACTGAAGATGGTAGACGTTATGTCCTACCACAGGGTGGTAACTACCCCTCCATCACTACAGTGTTGTCTATACTCTCCGAGAAGGGTATCGCCATGTGGCGTAAACGTGTGGGTGAAGAGGAAGCGAATAAGATCTCCTACCGTGCATCCCAACGTGGTACCGCAGTACACGAGTTGATTGAGAAGTACATCGACAACGATCCTCAGTACACCAAAGGTTATATGCCTAATGTTCATGCTGACTTCCTCAAGGTTAAGGACATACTAGATAGTCGCATCGGTAAAGTCTACCTACAGGAAGCACCTCTATACTCCGACCACCTAAAAGTCGCAGGTCGTGTGGATTGTGTTGCAGAGTTTGATGGTAAACTATCCATCATTGACTTTAAGACTTCACGTAAGACCAAGAGTAAGTCCCACATTAAACAATACTTCCAACAAGAGACTGCATATGCAATCATGTGGGAAGAACGTACGGGAATGCCAATTACCCAACTTGTCACCATCATTGCCGTAGACGAGGGAGACGCACAAGTCTTTGTTGAACATCGCGATGATTGGTACCCTAAATTACAAGAGACTATAGATAGTTACTATGAACGAGAAGATAAAAGAAGTGCACGACGAAGTAGAGAAGATGCCGTTCTCCCTTTCCCTATTTAAGGGTGAGTTGACCGATACACAGTCTATTGCTTATATGACCAATCACTGGTTTATTTTTCAGGCAATGGAACGTAACATCTTTCGTAGTCTTCCCCATCCGAGTTTGCCTCGATGTGATAAGATCCAAGATTGTGTAGAGGCAATGGGTGCACAGATCACAGGTGACGTGATGTGTACTGCAACCTCAAAGTATATTAACTATATCATTGGTTGTGAAGACGATAAGAAGAAGTGGAGTTCTCACATCTATCTGAATTACATGGCATGGTTGATGGGTGGACAACTTCTCTCTGAGGCAAACCCCGACATGGAGTGGATGTTTCACTTCAGTGATACGACAGCGGCGATTGCTTCGATACGTAAATTAGAAATCGACTGGGATCAAGTCTACCAAGGATTTATATACCATCGTGATATGTTAAAGGAACTACAAAGTGTGGAATGATTTCATTGATCTACAACACGAACTGGAAGGGATATTTACCTACTACTGTGACAGTGCTGTAACTGATCACCGAGAAGAGTACGGTCACTACAATTGGTTCTGGCGCAGTCGCGTTCTTGATATGGGTCATATCAGTGTTGTGGACAAGAGAGAGTCACACGGTATATGGATGATGCACGTCAATGCATATTCCAAGTCAAACACACCAATGCCTATCTACGGGTTTGATGTGGTTTGTTCTAAGAAGAAAGTAACAGGATGTTTCCACGATTTGTCTCCTACTGGATTCAATGATATGACGATGGAACGAAAGGTAGTTAAACGTGAACGTGAACTCCCTGAATGGGCAAAAGAAATCTTCTCGGAGAACATGATTGCTGCGGGTAACATAAGAGATCAAGATGAGATGCAGGAGTTAGCTGCCTTCGGTATGGAGAACCTTGAAAGATGGTTCACCAAAGCGGTCGTCCTACCCATGGCAGAACAGGTTGAGTTTACAGATCTAGACTCTCAGTATGCAGCAGAACAGTATGAGTTCCTTTTGGCACGTGAGAAATACTGTCACAATCAGTTACAAAACCCCCATAGTTTCAAGGTCATGTTAAATCTAGGATTCCCAGAAGACTATTTGACTGACTTTAAAAGTAATAAACAGTTCCCCTATTAGATCAAAACGGTCTAAAAAAACATCCCCGTCCGCTTGCTTTTGTTCTCAAAACATGAGATAATACTCCTGTATTCAATGAGAAGAGAAAGTAAATATTATGAAATTAACTGCTAATGACCTTGCCCGCCTTAGAACTCAGACTACCTTTGTCGAGTATCTCCTAGACTTTTACGGTGCCGGTGGCATCTACGACTTCGGTGTGACCGAGAAAGACATCCTAATTGCTACTGGCATTCGTATGAACGAACGTCCTGACCTGCCCTTTGAAGGCGACAGTATGGATCGTGAGATCGTTCGTGACATCATGGAGAGAATGAAAGAGGAGGCTGCGTAATGAAAGTATCAGTATTTTTTCATGAAGGACGAGGCACGTTCACTAGAGAAGCCATCATCAATGCTGGTGATAGAACCGGTGACGAAGCCCTTGAGTATGCATACTTCCGAACGCAGAACATCCAAGGTTCATGGTCTAAGGGTGAGATCTTCCCTTCCGGTGAACGCAACATGGACTACAGTCCTGATATAAACTTCGTTGGTACCCATCCTGAGTACCGAGGTGAGAAACTGGGTGCACGATCCTCGATGGTTAATGACGAGATGGTGATGGATGGTGTGACATATGCTGTCGCTTGGGCTGGGTTCAAACGGGTCAGTCCTGTGCAAGAGACTGGAAAGATCTTTTACCAACACATCTCAGCGTGACCCAAAGGGAGCAACTGGTCGCGTATAACAGTTGCTTTTCTTTTAAAAACATGAGATAATACGTACCTAATTGATTAATAAAGAGAAGAAAATATGAGTTTATACGAAATGTCCGACAAGAACTTTGACGCTTACCAAGAGTTCATCATGGACAATGTTGATCCTTCTGAAGTCACTATCTGTAATGGAGACACTCTGTTACAAGCTGCTGAGAATGAATACCTTATGGAAGAGTTCATGAAGTCTCCGCAGTATGACGTGACCAATCTTTGAGATCGAGTCACTCATAGTGTTTGACTTTGTTATGGAAACAATGGTATAATAGTTACCTATTGAGATGAGAGAGAAGATTATGAATTACGAGACTGCTGACCTAATGAACGACCTTATGATGTTGATCGAAGCCCAAGAGGCTTACAACGAAACGTACTTCAACAGTGAGTACAAGCGAATCACTGATCGCATTACTGAGATAGGAGATGTCAAATGAAAACACAATTTGATAAAGACCAGTTTGTTTGGGACGGCATGTACTTGATGTATCGTGGTCGTCACAGTAAGTCTGTGAACATGGAGGTCGCAAGACCTGATTGTCACCCATCTTGGCACGGTATGCCACAACCAACTTTCATTGCGCGATTCAAGTATGGTTCTAAACCTTGGAAGTCATGGGTTAACTTCCTTTGTAAGACTACTTCAGTTGAAGATTATATCGAGTTGAGTGAAGAATCCTCCCCGATGCAAGCGATGGAATACTTGGGGTGGAAACCTAGAAAGAAACGTCAGAGGATAGCATAGTATGAAAATAGTAGTTGAAACACAGTACCGCGAAAACTACGGCGGTCACGACTGGGACGGCCAGGGCGAGTGCCCACAACGTTGGAAGATGAAGGGTGGTAACACCTACTTCGTTGACTGTACGTTGTCTGAGGCGCAGTCTACGGAGTACTGGGATCATGTCCGAGACTCTATCGAGAGTTATGATGATTACCAAGAAGAGTACATCCTCAGCTCCACGTTAGTCGATGCAATCGATTTCGACCCAAAGGATTACGAAGAGTCCGAGCACCGAGGCGGTGTTTACATGGAGAAGGATTCTGATGGCAAGTTCGTATGTCAACAGACTGTGACAATCGGTCGTGGAACTCGTGATGACAACCGTCATCAACGTATCACTACATGGCATCAACAGGGCGGTTCTCAACGCGAGATGCGAGTGGTAGTGGTAAGACCAGATGGTACGTCAATCCCTTACATGGAGTATATCGAGGAGTTACGTGTAGCATGACCCATACTAGTTATCGGGTCACTCTTTGTGCTTTACTTTGTTATCAAAACATGAGATAATGGCTGTACAAATTGAGTTGAGAGAGAAAGTTATGATTAAGTATGTATTGAGAAACGTTGTTAATGACCAGTTAATTAACTGTGAGATGTTCGACACTATGGTCGATGCTCTTAACTATCGTATGACTTATCTTGAGCGTGATGTTGCTTGGGTTGACCAAGTGGAGGTGAAGTAATGTTTCATACTAATCAAGTCTTTAAACGCAACGATAGCGAAGATACTTTTACTTATTTCTACAACCGAACTCGCGATACCTTTACTACACGTTTTGAGTTCCTCGCAATGAAGGGTGACACTGATATGATTATAGTCGACAAGACTAATACTGCACAAGATGTCGATATCCTTTTCAACGCAATCTACGGAGACGAACAATATGCAATTTAAAAATGGCGACAAGGTGATACCTCATCCAGGCGTTGGTTCACAAGACTGGGGCATCCGAGAGGTTGTTGACGCTAAACCACAACCTTCTTTGTTCGGTAACGTGCCTTGTATCATTGTCAGACCTGTACTGAACCCCGGTATGACGTACTACTCCGGTACGACGTACTACTCCAGAGAGACGTACTTGGTTCCGGTAGATCACCTTGAACTGTTACGTGATGAAGATGTCTCTGTTGAGAGTCTTGAACGTCTTATGTATGAATACTATTCTTACTTCCCCGGCGGTCATTCGATGACTGATGACCATAGTGTCTACCAGAAGGGTGTTAGAATGTGGGAAGCCATCCGTAGTATGTCTACTCTGGTGGGTGAGGGAATCATGGGCGAGATACATACTAAACTACGTTCAAAAGGTCGCATCATATGAAAAAGAAGTATCTATCTTACTACATGGAGATTGCCCGCACTACTGCGGGTCTCAGTACTGCACTCAAGGCGAAGGTCGGTGCGGTAATTGTTAAAGACAATCGCATCATCTCCACTGGGTACAATGGTACGCCATCTGGTTGGGATAACAACTGCGAAGAGTGGTACCAATACCCCGAGGTCAACTGGACAGTTGCTGGTGAGGATAAGGATGTGTATGGTGAGTATAGATCTAAACCTGAAGTACTTCACGCAGAAGCAAATGCAATCACTAAACTTGCAAAGTCTACTGAGTCGGGAGAAGGTGCAACATTGTTTACGACACATCTACCATGTATCGAGTGTGCTAAGTTATTGTTCCAGTCAGGTATCAACACGGTCTATTATGATATACCTTACCGTGCGTCTAAAGGATGTGGTGAGGACTTCTTGATCAAGAGTGGAGTTGTTTTAAAACAGTTGGGGGGGAATGATGAAAGATAATATGAAACGTTTCTTTTTTAGGTATGGTGTAGTGTATCCTATTGCCTTTGTGTGGGACTTAGTATATAATTTAATAACTGGGATCTACAAAGGTGCATCTTGGATAGATCGCGTTGGTGGTGAATACTTGGAGCGTAAGTTATGAACATATTTTATCTTGATCCAGATCCGATGACATGTGCAGAACAACACTGCGACAAACATGTTGTTAAAATGATTATCGAATATGCACAGTTGATGTCTACTGCACATCGCATGATCGATGGTCATGAGTGGGAAGGTCGTACTACCAAGGGTCATCGTATCCGTAGGTTCTTTCACCCTGACCCCATGGCGAATGAAACATTGTACAAGGCGTGTCACATCAATCACCCATCTGCAAAATGGGTACGTGAGTCTGCTGCAAACTATAACTGGTTGTACGAGATGTGGATCAATCTATGTCACGAGTACACTCACCGATATGGTCGTCGCCATCTGACACAGTTCAAACTAGAACATATGTTGTTGATCCCGCCCATGAATATCAATGTGGATAAAAGATTCACTCAACCTACACCTGCGATGGCACAGTTTCCTCATTGTATTGTAGCGGGTGACTCTCTTACGTCCTATCGACAGTTTTACTTTGAAGATAAATACGCCTTTGCGAAGTGGACTAATCGTTCAAAACCTGAGTGGTGGAGTAAGTATGAATGGGAAAGGGGACAAACCGAGACCGTACTCGGTTGATACAGAAACAATGTCATCTAATTGGGCACGTATATACGGTGATCCACCGAAACCCGAGACCGTATGGTGGCAACACCAGTGTGAAGTTTCGGGATGTAAATTGAAGTTACTGGTTACTGAACAGTGTAACTTCTGTAGTTTAAATTATGAGGGAAGTGAGTAATGTCAACATTAAAGATTACTGGATTCAATACTAAGGTTAAGAAAAAGAAGAAGACCATAGCTCGCCGTCAGATCAAGACTTTGATCCCTGCACCTAAGTGGGATGAGTTGAAGAAGGCACAGACCGAAGAAGATCAGATGGCCGCATTCAAAGCATGTGAGGCATTTGTCCACAGTGAAGTGACCGAGAAAGAGTGGTTGCACTCTATGAAGAAGTGGATTCGTGATCACTCAGAGTTTAATGTGGACTACCGAGCGTTACCTGACATATACATAGTCAGTGTTGCCAAACATGGTTGGAAGGCAATCAAGTTAGGTTTTATGCCTGATGAGTATCGAGAGTCCCTGCGTAAGATTCTAGTACCGATGTATGAACGTGCAGATCACATTCGTGCGACTATGCACCGAGAGACTCCGATTCATCCGTCACTGAAGAATCTTGAGGAAGGTCACAGACTACACCCAGACAAGGTCAGACAGTGGCTTACTGCGTGGAAGGATGCAAAGGATCCTAGTCCTATCGCGAAGATGTACGTCGCCAACATGCAAACCTATTTCCGGACTGGTGTTTGGCAGGATGATTGTTACGGACTAAACCGTGATCGAAAGATCACACCAATCAGTATCGCCCTCGCGTATGACAGTAAAGGCGAAGTCAAACGAACTATAGGAGTATACTATTCTGATATCTGTAAAGTATGGAAAGGTGAAGGAAGTGACGAATGATACTGAACTTAAAGATGTGGTAATGACCAAGAAACGTTTCCAAACAATGATTGAAGAAGTTGTTTTGAAACATCGTTGTAATTACCTTGACGCAATTATTTACCTATGTGAGAGATTCACAATCGAACCTGAAGACGCCAAGAAGTATATCAGTCCGGTGATCAAGGGTAAACTAGAGGCAGATGCAAAACGTCTCCGGTATATCCAACAGGACGATTCGGTCTTACCCATATAGAAGGAGAATCCATGAAGTACACGTTTACAAGCGAGAGTGTTAGTGCAGGTCATCCTGATAAGGTTGCCGATGCAATCTCGGATGCAATCGCTACCTATCTAATCGACTATAAGAAAGAGAATCGTGCTGCGGTCGAGACGATGGTTACTACCAACTCAGTCACTGTTGCGGGAGAGTATCGTTCTAACAAGAGTCTCGAAGACTGTGAAACGATCGCTCGTGACGTTGTGAAAGAAATTGGTTATGAACAGGAAGGTTTTCACTGGGAGACCTTTGACTTCACCAACCATCTTCATGGACAGAGTTCTGATATCGCAATGGGTACGGACGACTTTGGTGCAGGTGATCAGGGTCTGATGTTTGGTTATGCCTGTAAGGAAACCAAAGAGTATATGCCCCTTGCAATCTCCTTGAGTCATGAGATTTTGAAGAACGTAACTGAAACTCTCCCTTATGGCCCTGATGCGAAGGCACAGGTTTCTGTAGACTATGACGATATTGGTAAACCTGTACGAGTCAGTAAGGTTGTCTGTAGTGTTCAACACAAAGAGACCCAGAGTATTAGTTCGGTACGTAACATCGTACAGGGGTGCATTGAACGCATTCTAGAGGGTTGGGTGGACATTGATACCGAGTATCTGATCAACCCCACTGGTCAGTTCATCATTGGTGGGCCTGATGGTGATGCGGGTCTGACAGGGCGTAAGATCATTGTTGATACCTATGGTGGATACTGTCCTCACGGTGGTGGTGCGTTCTCCGGTAAGGACTGTACTAAGGTAGATCGGTCTGGTGCATACATGGCACGTTATATCGCAAAGAATATAGTACATGAGTTCGGGTTAGAGAACTGTACTGTTCAGTTGAGTTATGCGATCGGTGTTAAAGAACCCACCAGTCTGTACGTCTATGCAGATGGCAAAGTCCGTGACGACCTCGTAGAAGAGATTAGAAGTAAGGTTGACCTTACACCCGAGGGAATCATAGATCGGTTTAAACTCTTCTCTAGAGACCTTACCCTCATGACAAACTATGGTCACTTTGGCAACAAGGATCTGCCATGGGAGAAACTTGACCTCTTCTAGAAAGGCACTGTTACCCTATGGTACCAGTTCAAATATGCCCGCGATTGAGTTACCGGACAATGATATGTTCCTATCTCAACGCGGGTCTCTTGCACGTAATTACTTTGAAAACAAAATAGATCTCATTAATGATGAATACCGAAAACTTGTGGAGCTTGCCAAGTTGAACGAATTGATATATACTGCATCTTATAACTTCACACCTCGGGTAGGAGTGGAGTACCATCTTTACCGTATTAACGGTAAGGTGATTCTAAGTCTGATTGAACCTGAACGTTGGGATCAAGAGTTCTTAGGGTCATTTGTATTTACTGCGGATTCTGTCTGGCAACCCTTGCCAACTGGTATCTAAAGTGATACAATATACACTAGTCACGCATACTGTGACGACTAATAAACTAGAAACTATACATTGTATACAAGGAAATAAATATGTCTTTTGCAAATCTAAAACGTAACCGTAGTTCAATTGGCGACCTAGTTGCCGCCGCCACCCCCGAAACCAAGTCAGACAAGAAGTCCTATAAGGATGATCGTCAGTGGAAACCAACTGTTGATAAAGCAGGTAATGGTTATGCTGTAGTTCGTTTCCTTCCGGGTCTTGATGGTAACGTACCTTTCGTGCGATACTGGGATCATGGTTTTAAAGGGCCTACCGGTCAATGGTACATCGAACGATCTTTGACTTCTATTGGTCAACAAGATCCAGTATCAGAAATGAACAGTGAGTTATGGGCAACTGAGACTGATGACAATCGTGCGATCGTTCGCGAACGTAAACGTCGTCTGCACTATGTTGCTAACATTATTGTTGAGTCCGATCCATCTAACCCTGAGAATGAAGGTAAAGTATTCCTTTATACTTTCGGTAAGAAGATCTTTGATAAGGTCATGGACATGATGCAACCACAATTCCAAGATGAAGAACCAGTAAATCCGTTCGACTTCTGGGAAGGTGCATCGTTCAAGTTGAAGATTAGAAACGTTGAAGGATATCGTAACTACGATAAGTCTGAGTTCGCATCTCCAACCCCACTGTCAGAAGACGAAGCAGAGTTAGAGTCTGTCTACGAAAAGTTATATGATCTAAATGAGTTTACTGATCCTGTTTCTTACAAGACTTATGATGAGTTGAAGACTCGTCTTCAGATGGTACTTGGTGAGGTTCCAAGGGCGCAGATCCCGACAGTTCAGGCGGTAGCGCTGGAAGAAGTCCGTGACCCAGCGCCAATGCGATCCAGTGCTGCTCCAGAACCTCGGGTATCTGAAGGCGACGAAGATACGATGTCATTCTTCGCCAAACTCGCAAATGAAGACTAGGACGCATAGGCACTCGCACGGGTGCCATTGTTAGAGGTTGGGGATCGCATTGATCTCCGACCTTGAACAGACTGATTGACATTTGATTGATTGGAGGAGTTCACAGAGTTGTCTTGGATTATTACTGGGGCGCTCTGTGAACTACCTACATTAGTAACACTCTCTGTATTGATCGCATTCGTGATCGCATTCTCTTCATTAATTGCCTGTAGTGACTCTGCATTAAACTGTTGTCGTAACTTCTCAATGTTCTCCGTAGAGACTGTACTATCACTATTGGTCGTTTCACCACCTACACTTGAAACGTTGGATGTGTCACCACCACTACTATTGGATATGAATCCAATTCCACCCGGTGCTTCCATTCCTGCATAGTTGTACACCGAATCAGGAATAGGATTCAGTTGCATCGACCCACCACCAAGAGTTTTGCCGAACACTTCAAATGAAGGTATCTCAAACTTCAATGTATCTGCTTCAGGTAACACTGACCTGACTAGGTTTTTACCAAAGTCATCAAAGCTTATCTCACCTGTAAAAAGATCCTTTACGTTGGTGAAGAGTGTGCCAAACCAGGCATTTATGCCATTCATAATGTCCCACACACCATCGATAATAGCATCACCAAGACCTGCGAAAGTAAAGGAGTCTAATGCTTTCTCTACACCATCAAATCCAAGTAAACCTGCAAACCAACTGATAATGTCTTTGGGTATGTCTAAGAAGATTGCAAAGAAGTCCACAACCGCTTTCTGGAGACCCTTCATTACCGCTTGAATCTTTCCACCAACCCCAAAGATATTGTCGCCAGATTTTCCAAGTTCCTCAGACACGTTCGTAAAGGTTTCATATAACGCAACAAGAGGTACAGCGAATCTACCTAGTAGTTTACCAATACCCGCCAGTACTTTCACAAAAGGACTCTGCATCAACTTTGCACCGAACTCTGTGATTGGTGCCAACATCTTCTTGATGTTATCTACAATGCCTAAACCACTGGTTGATATTCCACCAAATAGACCAGATATCTTACTACCGATGTTCTTAAAGAAGTTTCCGATTGACTTGAGTTTATCACCGATGAATCCAAATATAGACTCTATTGGTTTGAAAACGTTTACCCTAAACATCTTCTTGGTCTGTTCAACAAAACCTTTAACAAAGTCTCTTGCGAATAATGCGAGTCCCGCACCTAAAGTGATGATAGGCATTTCAATGCCTTTGTACGCTTCTTCAGGTTTCAACTTCTCCTCGTCATCTTGAGGAGCAGGTACGAGTCCATCCCTTTTCTCACGGCGTGCCTCGTCCTCAAGTGCATATTGTTTACGCACAAGACCAAGGAACGTTTCGAACTGTTCGTTGAGTAACTCAAGACCCGCGAAACTGTCACCTTCCATCTCGATCAGAATGTTAGTCCTATCGACTAACCTACCGAGAGTTTCGTTGGTGTCCATTTGTTCGAGGACTACGTCTTCAAGTGTTATTGCCATGTTTTGCCTTCTCTTTAGCTTCTTTCTCTTCTTCCAGTGCTTGGAGCAGGAGAATGGTATGTACCTCTTTCTCCCACGGTATCATCATATCTAGTTCAGTCAATGTATAATTATGATGCCTCTGCAACAAGAAGTTTACTTTAAAGTAATTGGAAAGTTCTTCATGTGCGAGGCATATCAAAAAAAACTTTGCATTCCCTTTATTTCAATATCTTCTGCTGCACCACAACTCTGACACACGAAAGGTAAGTCAAACTTTACCACCGGTGAGTCTTCGAAAAACTGTGTGATCAACTTGAACTGATCCTGTGTCATAGATTCAAGGAACCCAATCACACCCTCAAACGGTTCGTCTTCGACCTCTATCTTCTCGTCTCCACTGATCACACTCTTGATACTACTTGCAATCAGATTGAAACCTACATCTTCTCCTGCGTCAGTAGGGATATCCTGATAACTAGGATACTTCATCACTACCGTTACTGCGTCGGATATCTTAATGACCGGGTCTGCGGTCGAGTTAGATACCTTAATCTCGTTTAGTGGTATAGTCACCTTCTGTTGACTCTCACACTTAGGACACTTCAGTAGAATGTCACTGGTCTCGCCCGTTGATTTGGATCTCAACTGAATGAAGATATATTCCAGATCAAACGTGGTCAGTGATCGTACGTCAAGACCTTCTACACATGCACCTACCGTATCATGTACTGCATTCATTATCTGTTTGGGATCTTCTGATGAAGATGCCATGAGGAGGATCTTCTCCTCTTTCACTAAGTATGGTCGATATCTACACTCTTTGCCGGTAGATGGGACTGTCAAACTGTACTTGGGTGTTTCATTTAACTTCGGTAATGCCATTATAAAGCTCCACTAATTAAAATATTAAATCTGATATCTTCTTGCCAAGTTTATCAAATGTATCGTTTACTAACTTTCCTGCCTTCTGTGCCGCGTCTGTTGAGACTCCGACATTTGCATCAATACCACTTGTACGACTGCCGTTAACCTCTGTGCCAGTAAAGTACTTGTATGCGAACTCTACGGTTATTTCACTCGTAACACCCTTCCTGTCGTCACTCAACTGTTCCTGAGTGAAGGAAATAGGATATGCGTCCTTGAGTACCCATCGGTATACCTCACGTCCAGATTGGCGTATATCCACATCTAGGGAAACGTTAACGTTGATGGGGCCAACACCAATACCTTTATTCGCATTGAGTCCTGCAAAGGAGATACCTCGATCCAACTGAGAGATCTTAATGTCTCGCATGTAAGTCTTGGGGTATGCAATTGCAACATGACCCTCTACGTTTTCTTCGTATCGTTGAACCATAGTGTTCTGCCAGTCTTCGATATACTGTCGAGTCAACTGATCATTAAGTACACGGAAGGTCATTGATACAGTCCCATTGGTATATCCATAGGGTACCTTGGTTTGATCCACGCCGATATTTCTTTCTACGGTCAACATGTTTCTTGAGGGCAACGTGACATTACGGACAAAGTATTCGATCGATTGTTTCTGTTCACCTGACAAATTACGTGCGGGTAACTGAACATAGTACAGACTAGGGTTTGCATACCCTTTACCTGCGGTGATCTTTGCCTTTAAATCATCTACGTTAGGTATTCTCATTAGATCATTTTCCTTGCATCTGAGTATGCTTGACTTCTACCACCTTTCTGCCATTGTGCCGCAGGTAAGAATGTGGCAATCTCCCACTCTGGTGGTGGAATGTATGCGAGTTTACCCTCTACCTGTTTGGTTAGGTAGTGTTTGAAACAGGGTTTGAAGTACTTCATGGTAGACGAAGACTTCAAGAACTGATATGACATATCAAACTTAGTTGACTCGTCATACCTTTTATTGTTTGTGATGTCCATTAGACTATCCAGAAACTTTGCACGTAACGGTATTGGTAGGTAGTGCAAGTTCAGACCATGGAATCCACCCGGTGCGGGGCCAATTGCAATGATCAATGGAAACGAATCGTAGTACGGTAGGGTGTCACGATGTTTGGGATCGTAAAAGAACATAAACATAGAACCCGCTGCATACTTTGCACGTTGTTCCACTGGTTCTTCTCGCATCAAACTGCGTCTATTGACACCCATGTTCTGTACTTTCTTACGGAACCACGCACGTGACTCTCGCGTACGAGGTGTGATCCCCGCACGAAACGCTTCTAATTCTACTTTTTGAAATAATCCGGCCATGATTCTATTTAGTCTTTTTCTTGAAAGGTTTAAGAGGTTTCAGTGGTTTTGTTGACTTGGGTAGTATCCCCATCTTACTCAGAGTCTTCTCTGTCCATATCTCGAACGTCCACCCCCGATCCAACGCATATTCCATTGCTGCACCCCACTTGTTCATGTTCTTAACGTAGGTATATCCCTCAGTGATATACCGCTTGGTACGTCTCTGACCAGTAGGAGGACGGGTTTGTGCGTCAGGTTTAACTTCGACAAGTACCGTCTTACCATTGTTATAGGTTATCTTGAGATCCATATAGTAACGATGATACTTCTTATCCACCTCATAGAGATAGGGAATCACCACTTCTTCACTTGACCACGACTTCACGTCTTTATTATCATCACACCAACGAAAACATTGTCGTTCCCAAAGACTACGATAAATAATAGTAGTAGGATCTCCTTCGTATTTCTTAGTGTTTTTTGGTTTAAACTTTCCTTTATACGCCATTATTTTCCTATAAATAGACAGACAAATGTTATAAACTTATTTAGGGTATACTAAAAATGTCACGTGGCACACGCGGTAGTAAAGCAATCAATCGATCGACAGTCGATCCGGGGAAACAGGAAACTCAGACAAAGACTGAGGAAGTGGTTCTGGCCCAACATAGTGCACCCAATAGAGAAGTCGCAGTCGACATCTCACAAGAAACAATAGACCGAACTCGGGACTTACGATATCCCCTCAATGGTGGATTCGATACCGCACCGGGTCGGATTATTTTCACTGTGTTCAAGATAGATTCCTTCTTTGACCTCAGTGGAGAAGTTGATACTGATGCTAGAACGAAGTCTAGTCGAGAAGCAATCAACAAAGTCAATGAGATAAGATCAACAGCGGAGAAGAAGGCTTCCGAGGCGAGAGATGGAGTTGTGGCTGAAGCCAGTTCCGGTGTAATCAAGACACTGTTAAAGTCATACGAGAATGTCGATGGTGGGGATCCAGGCGGGTCAGTTACCTTTCCCCTCTCACGTGGACTAAAGTATACTGATGGTGTATCATACAATGTTGTAGATGTTGGTCTACTTGGTGCTGCCGGAGATATAGGCAGTGCATCATCTGAAGACGGACGGTTGACTGGTGCTGCAAAGTCCCTTGCAATAAATGCAGCTGGTAAAGCATTGGGCCCTGCCGCAGGTAGTATTGTCGGTGCTGCACTTGGTAAATTGGGTGGAGCTGCATTGGGTGGTCTCGGTGGTGCTAGTATTGCAGCACAGACCGGTGCCATTGCACAGAGTGCGACACGTGTATCCACTGCACCCAATGAGAGAACGTTATTCGAACGAGTCAAACTGCGGAACTTTGCATTCTCGTTTACTATGATTGCACGAGAAGCAGACGAACAGGTAGAGATCAAAGAGATCTTAAAGTTCTTCCGTTCAGAAGTATATCCAGAAGCAATAACGATTTCTGGAGGTGCGCCCTTTGCCTACGAGTTCCCCAATGTGTTCCAGATTGATATCAAGAACCGAGATGGTACCAACCCCGGATTCAACATACAGAGATGTTATCTGGAGAGTGTAGACACTACATTCAACGGAACATCTAGTGGTATGTTTGAAGGAAGAGAGTTTGTTGAAGTTCAAGTCAACTTGAGTTTCCGCGAGATTGCCGCAATGCACAAAGGCAAAGTTAGCAAGGAAGGATTCTAATGTCAAGTTATTTCGAAAAAGTTCCAAAGATCGCATACATATTCGGCAATGAAAACAATTCAACTCAGTTTCAGAACCTTGCCAACTATTCCGATCTAATTGACACATATCGTGATGATGCTTCTGCATATACAGAGTATGAGATACGTGACGGAGAACGACCCGACACACTATCCTATCGTCTCTATGAGAAGAGTGACTATGACTGGACGTTCTATCTAATGAACGAACGTCTACGAGAGACTGGATGGCCTATGTCCCGTACACAGATTATGGAACGTGCACAGAGTGAATACTTTAAACACTACACCTGTAAGTTACAGGCACTCACTGCGGACAGTGCTGCGTTGTTCTCTGGGTTATATCCTACTGGGACTGAAGTCTATGTGGGAAATAAAAAGGGTACGGTCGTACGTAAGAACCTAGGTCTCGCTGAGATTGTAGTTTCTTCGACCACCAACCTAACCGGAAATAGTACTTTATCCTATCAATTACCAGACAGTTCAGATCCACTACAGTTAGGGGCAAGTCTGCTGGATACCGTGTATGAGTATGAAGGTACACACCATTATGCAAACGATTCTGGGGAAGAGAAAGATCGGTTCTTCGATCCAATGGGTGGTGTAGATCCAGTAACAAACCTACAGTGGTTGATTGATGAGAATGATAAATCCAAAAGGATACGTGTAATCAAAAAGAATCTAGTAGGTGAGTTAGTCGGTGAGTTGAAGAGACAGTTGGCAAACGATTAATGGCTAAATCACGATTCACAATCATCAATGCGGATGTCATCCTATCTTCGGGTTCGGACAATAAAGTCATTGACGTGCGTCAGAACATAGTCGAACTAAGTTTCTTTGAAAGTTTACACAAAGAATATGTTGATGCACGTATGGTCATGCTGGACGACTTTGGTTTTCGAACTGAACTATCCACGACAGGTACCGAGAGAATCAACATAGTCGTTGCGAATGGTGATAACCCCCATGCGCCCCATATCAATAAGACATTCTTCTTCTCTAAGATCAACGATGTCGAGAAGACAAACGAACGATCAGAAGTACTGTCCATTGATCTAGTGGAAGAACACGTCTATGTCAATGCGATGAAGTGTATCAGTAGATCCTACGAAGGTACATTAGAAGACGCAATCATTGACATATCCCAACGAGATCTTGGTAAAGAAGTTATCAAAACAAAAAGGTTCGAGGGTAGTGCACAGGGACAAAGAAAGTTCGTCATCCCATATATGAGTCCCCTAGAGACTATCGTGTGGTTGAAAAATCGAATGACCACTCGTACAGGTTCTCCCATTTACCTCTCTGCGGATCTCTATAATAACGATCTCATATTCCAATCATTGGATGAGTTGTTACGAGCTGACGTAATCAACGAGGACTTGCCACTCCGATACACTGATGCGATGATGTCTGGAGAAGGTGACGTTGATCGTGAACAAATCACACACTTCGAAGAGACTAATGCGGAAGATGCTCTCGCACTATACGAAGAGGGTGCAATCGGTTCTTTCTATTCTAGTCTGGATACACACACTGGTCAAAGGTTTGATACTCACATATCCGTACGAGAGATTATTCAAGACTTCTATACCAACGAGTTGATTAGTCCAACAACAACTCAGACCATATTCGATCCCTCCTTGGTTATCGGAGGCAAACCCTCAGATGAGTACGATGCGATTGCAATACATCAAGTGACCTCGTCTAACACCTATAACCAATTCAAGAGTTACCACGACGAGTCACAGTTGATTGATGGTACTACTCTATACGAGTCACGACTAAAAGTCAAGAACAAAATCATACGTCAGATTCTCAGAAAGAATATGATTGATATTGAGATGGACGGTGGGTTGTTCTTTGAAAGTAAGATATCGCCGGGTGCAAGACTACGATTGATATTCCTGAACCCTAACAGTTCAGCATCCTCGAAAGATGTCAACAAGAGTATTGATAACAAGAGATCAGGTGACTATCTACTGATGAACACTGCCCATAATATGTTAGATGAGGATCACAGTGTGAGTGCACGATTAGTTAAACTGGGTGACATACCGAGTACCTTTACCCTATGAACATTCTAAGACCAATACAACAAGAGTATTATGGTGACGACTACCGGTGGTTCTTTGGTACCGTTATCAATGCACATCCTCCTAGTGGACTAGAGGGTCGTGTTAAGGTACGTATCAATGGTGTACACAATCCAAGTACCGGTGAGATACCCGAGAAGGATCTGCCGTGGGCACAGGTATTACTTCCTACGACCGAGGGTGGTGTATCCGGTTTTGGTCGCATACCACAACTCCTTGCAGGATCATTCGTGTTTGGTTGTTTCCTTGATGGTGCGTCCTCTCAGATACCTCTGGTGATGGGTAGTCTACCTCGACTAGAGTTCCCCACTAACGTACAGTTAGGTAAGACAGGATCAATAGAAACCAATGCTCGTCTACAGAACTCAGTACAGGAACCACTTGCAGACGATGATGTCGCATTGACTTCTAGTCAATTGAGACGACAACAGTCCATGAAGTTCTTCCTTGATAATGGATACAATCTGATTCATGCCGCTGCAATCACTGGTGCGTTACAGTCTGTATCACTATTCAGAACCTTTCATAATATTACAGATCCTAAAATAGGTATTGCAGGTTGGGAACGTTCTGACAATGTTGGTAGTAGATTCAATGGACTGCTTGCGTTTGCACAACAATTCCAACCCACGTCTGACTGGAGATTGTTTTCAATACAACTATCCTATGTGTTGTTTGAGTTACGGAATAGATATAGTTCAGTTAATCGTAAACTGTTGAACACTACAGACATCGAGTCTGCCAGTAGAATCTTTAACAGGAATTATATTATCACAACAAACCGTACTGACATACTTGCACAGACCGCATACGATGAGGCATTTGAATGACCGATAAATCAAAACTAAAGGATCTGGTACAGAGAAGTTCATCCTCCTTTGATAGAACCTCCTTAACCAAGTCAGCACAGACTGCAACCAATGCACAGATCAACGCAAAGGTTTCTCAAGCAGGTGCGATTGTCAATGAGGTTAATGGTGGAGTCAAGTCACTGACCTCAAAGGTCGACAAGTTTCAGGATGCGTCTGCTAAACTCAAGGGTGTTACTACCGAAGGTCTATTGGATGCGGGGTC